AATGAATCAGTTTCCTTGGGGTGTTGTAATAATATTATCTTGTGGACTTGCTTTTACTGCATATATCATTTACTACATATTAAAGTTAGCACACGAGGAAGTACAAAATGGTAAAATGGATTCACAAGGGAGGGAAATCCAGACCAGACAAGAGGACCATTAAAAAAGGAAGTAAAAAATGAAGTACCTAAGTTTAATTTTATCAATCACAAGTCTGAGCATTAGTGCTGCAATTGGTGTTGGTGCGTATATCGCCTACCAAAAAACACAAAGAATCTTAGAAAATCCAGAGGAACTTGTTGGTTCTGTTGTAGAAAAACAAGTATCAAAAGCATTGGAAAAACTACCAATTCCGAGTGTTCCAGAAATAAATAAAGGGAGTCTTAAATTCTTCTAATCATATGTCAGCAATGGTCCCTCCCAGCAGGAAGTCCTGCTACAATTTCCGAGTAGTGGAAATCACAAAAGTACTTGATGGTGATACTATTGACGTAATTATTGATTTGGGATTTGACCTTTACAAGAAAGAACGTGTTAGAGTCGCTGGTGTTGATACTCCAGAGAAGCGTACTACCGTTGCTGAAGAAAAGGAACTTGGTATTGATGCTACAAACTGGTTGAAGCATCAACTGGAAGATGCGATTGCTGGTGAAGAAGACCTTGTAATTCGTACAGAATTAGAGGGTGGTTTTGGTAAGTATGGTCGTCTTCTTGGTTGGTTATATCTTGGTATTGATGCTGAGAAGTCTCTCAATGAACTTATGATTGAAGAAGGATATGCCTGGGAATACTCGGGTGGAACCAAACAAAAGAATTTTGAAGAACTCAAAGAAATCCGTAGGGCAAGAGGAACCTTAATAGAATGAAACTTTTCATCTTAGACATTTTAATAGTTCTAAGATTACTAACAAATGATGGTATAATGCTTGAGAATAGAAGACCTATTCCAAAACGACAACCACCAGAGGTCATTCGATTTGTTAGGAGACCAGCACGAAGAGGACGTAAAAAATCTTTACAGTTTGATACATCTGTGTTAAATAGTAAAGATTTGTTTAAGGTGTTACAAAATGACGGCTGCACCAGCAAAGGAAAAGCGTAAAGAGGAAAGGGACAATATCTTCGTTGAAATGCTATACAACCTTATTGTATACATTCCAGTATTATTTTTTTCCTGGATTATAGATAAATTTTCAGATTGAAAACTTAGCAGATAATTTCTTAGCAATCTTTTTAGCAGGAGAAAACAGAGGTTTAAATCTCTTTTGTCCCTCTTTTGTGAACTTGTCTGCAATCACATCATCAATAATAATCTTGTTATCAATCTCATAGAGAGAATTGATTTCAACTTGGTCACGAATATATTGCTCTACATTATCGACCTGCTCTACAAGTCTAGTGCCAGTAGCAGAATATTCAAAGACATCAATATGACCACCTTCTGCTAGGACATAATGCAGAACGGGTTTAACTTGTTTAATTTTAATTTTGAATTTCTTTTTAGTTGCTTCTTTGATGAGTGGTTCTGCTGCATTTTTAATTGCATTAAGTGCAGTAGATGCAACCATTGTAGATGCAGTTGTAACTACTGCGACAGCACCAGCCGTAGCAACAAGAGAAGGATCAGGTAAATTAATATTGATTCCACCGACAGTAAAGGTTGGGGTAGTTGGTTTATCTGCAGGTATTTCTGCTATTGGAGTTTGGGGTTGTGCAAGTTGTTGAATAGCAGGAGGAAGTTCTGGTGGTCTATTGTCTGGTAATCCCCTTTCTTTTGGTTTTTCTTCTTTTTTTTCTTTTTCGCGTTCTGCTCTTACGGCAGCATCAAACTCTTCCTGTGTTGGTACATCAATAACAGGATAGGGTATTCTTGGGTTTGGTACATCTATGATTGGTACTGCCAATCCACGCACAACTGGATTTGGAGTTGAATGAGTTATAGGGGGTTCAATAGTTGGAATAATTGATAAAGGATCAATGCCAACCGAAGGAATCTGATTAGCATTGATTGTTGTCTGTGCTATTTTGGCATTCCCAAAAGTAGGAATGTTTTCAATCATTTATTAAAGATCTCCTCTTTGGAATGGTTTTTCCTCATCAACCTTTGCCTCAAGTGCCTCAACTCTTTCTTCAAGTGTTGAATCATCGGAATCTTCTCCATATCCAGTCTGGACTAGAAAATTTTCTTCCGAATTTTCTTGGGATTCCTCATTCCAAACTGGTTCAATCTCTCTCGGAGAGGGTGGAGTTTCTACAAACTCTTCTCTCTTTGGTTCTTCCTTTTTATCATCATCATCATCACCTTTCTTCATAGTATTGATACCAAAGGTAGCAGCGGATGCTGTGAAGACCGTAGCAATAAAAGTTGGGTCCATTTTAGAAAGCATACCAGCATAACTTGCAGTAAGAAGAGCAGCTGCCCATCCAAGAATAGCAACACGGATCACAGTGTTCATACATGCCTCTCTTTTTTTAGCCTTAATGTTTTCCATTTTAGTTGGTAAGTGAAGTTAATTTTTTTTCCAAGCTTCACCTTCTGCCTTTCTTCTACGAGCAAGTCCTGCTTCTACATTTGAACCAGGATTACGATAGAGGAATAGTGCATCGGGAACTAAGTCCCATTCTTTATTCTTCAAGCGTTTAGTAATAGTATTAAAGTTATCGCCACCGTAAAAACCGGCACCAAGATTATAAGCAAAGCTGAGCAGAGCGCCTCTTTTTCCATCTGACATTTCATTCCAATGTGGGATTTTACGAAGTGCAGGAAGGAATTGATTCTTGCACTGACTGATTAGCAGTTCATCTGCTTCTTGTTGGGTAATCTTATCACCCATTTGGAATGGTTGCCCATTCTTATTTCTAGTTGAACCCCAACCAATTGTTATTGGAAGTCCACCAGTTAATGGATCGGGATAAGCATTTAAATGGCATCCTTCGAATTCCTTGATTAACTTGATTCCCATCATTGGGACATCATCACCACCACTTGCGGCAGCAGGAGCAGAAGCACCACCGCCGCTACTTACTTTCCCAGAGGTTTACCACAGTGTGGGCATACATCACCAGCGGGGGAAGAAGATGTTGAGGTTGACCCACCACCCTTACCTCTGTAAATATCTGCCCAAGCAGCATCGTCCTCAAGATAATCATTTGGAAGATTATCTTCTAACCATTGTACTGCTTTAACATGACTTGGGTTTCTGTCATCGTAAAATTTGAAAAAGTTATGTAAATCAACTCTTGCCATCGTTTCCTCCTGTATCTGGAAAATAAATTTTGAAAAGTTCTGATGCTTCTTTAATTTTACCTTCTTCGTTAAGTTTTTTAACTAATTGTAAGATTTTTCTTTTAAAATTAGTCGAAGATCCTTCCCCACCCATCATTACCTCCTGGACACCAACGGTGCTTTAATACTGCTTTGGTATAAATTGTTTTCTTACCGTTAGTCACAGGACCAGAATAATTATCATTCAATGAGCCATAAGGATCATTTACATAATATCCCTTTCCATCTGGAGTTTTGCCAATAACTACACACATGTGTCCTCCGGTAGGATTAGATAAAGAACCCCTATGAAGAATACCAATAACAACAGGCTTACCCCTATCAAGACTCTTATCAATGTCAGCAAAGGAAAGATTGTAGCTAAAATGAGACTTAACTCCATATCCTGCAAGAACCTTTGTCTGTACGGAGTGGTCAGTCGTATCACCAATTGCGAATACTTTCTTAACGTATTCATCATCACCTTTAATACTTCCCGGCTTGAGGAAAGCTAGACACATAGCACAAGATGAACTATTGCAAGTTCTATGTGCATCTCTATAATTGTCTACTTGATTAAAGTAGGGCACATCGAGAACCGCAGGTGTTGGTGGAGCAGTTCTAAAAATACTTACCCAATCAGATTCAGAGTCATCCATGAATCTTTCTGGAAGATTATCCTCCAACCACTGAACCGCCGCTACGTGGTTAGGGTTCTTATCATCATAATACTTAAAAAAGTTATGAAGATCTAGTGTCATATGACCTCTTTCGGTTAATCCACTTTCCTATTTATTTGAGGAAAAAATTAATATCTGTATTCTTCTATTTTGTCAAGTATTTTATTGAGGTACTGGTGAGCTAACCATTTTGGGTCATATCCAGATTTATCCATCCACTCTTTATCCAATTCAGATTTTATTTTTAAAACATCACATTTTATTATTTCTTTTGTTAATTGTCCTCTTGGCATATACAAAAAAACTCTGCTCCTTATATAGAAGCAGAGTCTGATTAATATTTTTTTACTTCAAACGGTTTGCAAACTTTGTGCGGTTTCCCTAACAATAGAGTTTAAATAGTCAAAGACTTTTTCAGGAGTGCTATTTTCGTATGGGTCAGTGTCTGCATTGTCTCTCATACCATCTTCAACAAATAGCTTTTCAATGACTCCATTATCAATAACAGCGGCATAACGCCAAGAACGTTGACCGAAACCAAGATTTGATTTCGTCACAAGATATCCCATCGAACGAGTGAAATATGCATTGCCATCAGGAATAAGTTTTACATTCTTGATGTTCTGGTCTTGTGCCCAAGCATTCATTACAAACCCATCATTAACAGAGATGCAGTAAATGTCGTCAATGCCGAGACCCAAAAAGTCGTCGTATTTCTCTTCGAATCCAGGAAGCTGATAGGCACTGCAAGTAGGAGTGAAAGCACCAGGCAGACTAAAAATGACAACACGCTTCCCATCGAAAAGTTCTGAAGATGTGCGATTTACAAATTCTCCGTTTTCACGAAATACAAATTCTACTTGAGGAATAATATATTTCTCTTTACGC